AGTAGAAGATAATGAAGTAACTGAATGTTTCTCTTCAGCATACTGCTGTAATCTGTACATTGCAATATGACCAACAACTCCAGGTCTTCTTGCTGGTGCAAATCTAATCTGTCCAGTAGATGATTCTAATGGCATCATTATTCTTCTCTGAGTTACATAATCAAATGCTTTGTATAACTCTGCAAGCATATCAAGACTCATTGATTCTGTCATAGGTTGAATAGATAATACAATATTTCCACTATCTACAATAGACTGTAAGAAAATATCTCTTTCTTCACTAGATAACGCATTGATATATTGTACCATATCTTGAGCTTCCTTAGGTGCACAGAATCCCAAGAATTTAATAATTTCCTGAAACGCTTCATTTGTATCAAAGTATCCTAATTTAATTAAGTCAGTAATACATTTACCGACATGAGTGAGTGACATTTCATGCCACTGTCCAATATTCTCACGGTTAATACAAGTTGAACTATTGATAAGGATCTCAATAGGTTCATCTGTAAGAGTCAATCTTGGCATCTGATCATCTGGAAGTACTTTAGCGATAACACCTTTTCCTCCATATCTATTTGCCAATTTATCTCCTGTAGATGGAATATTCAATTCTTTTACAATAAAGTCGATAACAATACCGCTATAGACTTTCTGATTTCTAAACTGAACTCCATCCAATTCTCTTTTAAAGTTGTAATACATCTTACCTAAATGATAGTCTAAATCAGTGTCGATAAGATTATATTGTTTCTTAAGTCTGTCAATAGTGCTAACAAACTCAGTTATAAACCTAATATGGTCATTATAACAATATAGAACCTGAGAATTAGAGTACTTCTCTTTTAAAATCTCAGGATTATTACAATGAATATCCATATCAATAACTATTCCATTTTCACCTGGAGTGTATTTATCATCAGACATAAGAATATTCTGAAGCATACTTACTGACTGAGTGAATAAAGAATCTTCAATCTTCTCTCGTCTTACTGCACATAAAATACCATTCTTAATAGATTCACCGATCATAGGAAAACTCTTATAATGATCATCATCTCCCATAAGATTAAGAAGGATATCATTATCATTGATATTTACTGTTACTCTCTTATATAATCTTGACGTTAACTTCTGTCTTGCTGATTCTGATAACCAGATACTGTCTTCCATAGTTACATCAGTAGCCACATAAGTTCCAAGTAAGTTTACACTATCCATTGGATTCATACTCTGGTCAAATGCTGTTGATTTTCTCAATAATTCATCTTTTGGAACTTCGTACGAAATATCCAAATTATCAAGAACTGTATTGTCATAAGCATATCCATACGTCTCGGTTGAATGAGTGTATTCTTTTCTCTCAATAAAGTTGAGTTTATTGTTATGGATATTTCTTAAGATTAAGAAATAATGATGCTGAGGAGCATCAGCAAACTTAGATACCTTTGCCACAACTTCATAATCAGTATCGGCTTTAATAATAGATGAAGATCTATCTCCATATTCTTGTTCATAACCAGTCATTACAAATGGGACTTCTGGATGAACAAGAGGTAATGATTGTTCCACATGAATAGAAAACATAAGTTTTCTTGATCCAGAATTACAGTCGACAAACGGTTGACATAACCCTTTTCCTAAAATTTCTTCTTTGCTGTTTAATCTCTCCGCATTCTGTTTAATGTCTTGATTGAAATTACTTTCCATTGACGTTTTTCTCCTCTCTGTGTTTATTATGTTTCTGTACATTACTGTCATATGTATGGCATAGATACTTATTAGGAATAGGAGAGATGGTACACGGACGACCCGTGTACCAACAAATATACTCCTCTTCTATATATGTAGCCATATCGCAGTATATATTTTTATCAGGCATATACACTATACCTCCTTCAAATATATAATATATCACTAAGCAGCCATTTGAATCTGTGACAAGATCTGTGATGTAAGATCAAATGTATTTTCTTGAGACTCATCAACCCCAGGATCATAGATAAGTTCCTGAAGTGCCTGTAAGCAATATGATATGAATACTTTTCTAAACTCTTCGTTTTCTCTAAGTTTAGTTTTAAGATTCTTCTGAGAGAATTTCAAATCATTTCTATCTCCCAGATACAATCCAATACCTGCGCCATTAACCAACTTCTTAGTCTTCAAGAAGTAGTATAATGATAACTCAGCATCAAAGCCTCCACTGTAATTAAATACTAATGTTGTCTTTTGACCTACAGCTGAAGTTCTTGATTTCAACAATGTAAAGTCTACAAGAGAACCATCAATACCTAACCCCTCGTCAGATTTCATCTTCGAATGGTCATCAAGTCTAACCAGTAAGTTTGTTACATAAATAGCAGCTCTACCTCCACCTAATCTTTCTCCAGGTTTAAGATATGATAACTGCCCTTGACTCTTAGAAAATGGTGAGATATCTACATTTTCTGTAATATGGTTTACTACAAATAAGATGATATTTGCAGATTTAAGCATTGGAATAATACGTTTAAATACCGTAGTATTAACCTTAGCTGCAGCTGTAACTGACATCTGTCCAGATAATTCTTCTTCCTCTGTATATTTATCTGGTGTAAGCATAGCCAAACTATCAAGAATATATACGGACGGTTCCATCTTATAAATTTTTTCACCGTTAGCAGTATATGCACCTGTATCATATGTAATCTGATCTGCAACTTCCATTTTTAAATCATGAACGTATCTGATACGTTCATAGAAGTTCTCTGCAGTAACACCTGTATTTCTAGGAATCCATCTTTCTTTGAAATCTTCTCCATACATATTCAACAATGCCTGTGCTCTGGTATCAACAATACCACCTTCAACACTATCCATCCAAATACATGAAGATTTAAATGGTCTAATGATATTTCCAGCAGTCTGTACACACCAAGTAGTTTTACCACTACTAGATCTACCGATAACTGTAACCATTGAACCGTCTACAATACCAATGGAATTATATGTAAATTTCATATCATCTTTCTTGACATGAACAACTGTTCCATTCATAAAATCAAATGTAAGAAATCCTGTCGGATATGCAAAATCTGGCTCACTTTCTTTACTCATTCTTGGGTCTTTAATTGCTTTCATTTTGGTTCTAAATAGACTTTCCACTAAACCCATAACAAAAACCTCCTTAATAAATTTTACTATATAGTTTTTACTATAATAAAAAATAACCTGATTGTACCTAAAACCATATAATTAGGAAAAAATAAACCAGGTGCAGTTTATGCACCTGGTTATATTTATTTTGTCGTTATATAAACTCCTTCAGTTTTCAATTGATCAATTGCACACAATACTCTCGGGTAATCTTCTTCTGAACAGCTTTCAAGATTCAGTCTTAATGGACTGTCAGGGTACCATATTTGTCTGGTCTCTTCAAATCTCACTAATCCTGTCTTGATGTCGGCTATTGGAAGTTCATTCATAATATCAAGCATTGCTAATGTAATCAAACCATAAATTTCACTTGAGTTTGAATTCATGTTTTGCGGAGATACTACGTCAAGTAATACTCCAGTAAACAGTGGAAGTACATGCTCAAATAACGCCAAATATATATCGACAATTTTTTGTTCCGATAAAGAAGTTAATGGCTGACTCATAAGAACTTTATTAAGTCTCTTTACATTTAAAACTTCTTTTTCAGACGAATATCTAGCTAATGCTAGAAGAGATGCCATATCCTCGGGAAGAGGAATAGTACATAATCTTGGTATCTTATCCCTATTGACTGTTTTAGATAATGCCATCAGCAACCCACTAATATATTTATCTCTATCGTTTTCATCAATCATAAGATAGTCAAATGACATCTTATTCAATCGACGTTTTGTTTGAGATGTGATATTTTCTGGCGGAATATTATACATTACCTGAGTCAATGCGATAATAAATTTAGGTTGCATAAATAAATCAATAAAGTCACTCTTCTTATTATTATCTTTAGACTCAAAGATATCTGTAAGAATAGTATCATAATAATCACGGACCAGGATATAAATATCCTGATCGCTAAGATTATCTAATGATTTGATCTTATCTGCAAGCATATCATTTGTTAGTAGCACATTGGCTGAAAAGTCTATTGTTACTGATCCAGTATCTTCTGCTGGTTTGATATACATTTGATCACCTCATTTTATTCGTATTCACTATTAGCTCCATCTGGAACTGATACCATTTTTGTTTTGGTATTTTTAAAGCCTGCTTCTTTTGGGCTTTGCATATTCTTAAAGAAATCAGCTTTACTTACAGTTGATTTTTGTTTGTCTTTCAAATCAAATTTCTTATCGGAAGCATCGATCTGTTTCTCATGAATTGTACTGAAGAACGGGTCATTATTCTTGTTGACACGATTAACGGTAGCTTCGTAATTCTTATAGATAGCCTCAACTTCATCTGTAGGCATCTGCATACCTGACGCAATGAACGAGATAAACTCTGGCATACTGTTTACTTCATTCTGAATATGCTCAAATTTTTCATATGGCTGACCAAATCTATCGATCACTATATCAGCATAATCAATAAAGTCAGCACTTTCTTCTTTGATATTCATGATAACTCCAAGCCTAGCCATACCTTTAGTATCAATATCTAAAGCTTTGGAGTTATCAAGAGTATCAATAACAGCCTGTCTGAATTGTTCTCTATTTTTGATTTTCTCTGTGAATACACAAGTCTCAATGATCATGTATCCTTCTTCTGTAGAGATCTTCAATAAGTCTGTAGGGTCGATATTGTGTTCTGAATCTCTCAGCTGAAGACCCATAAGAACTGAGATCTTTTTACAAAATTCTTCATTAGCTTTTTTCTCAGCTTTGATTTTGTTATTGTTACACTCAGTTAAAAACTTAGAGTTCTTAATACAACTTACAGTGTAATTGTTCTGCATTTCTTTGAAGAATTCAACAGTATTAGCCATACCACGAACATCATCTTCAAATCCTGCAATACCAAATACGTGAACAGGAACTCCAAGAGATTCCTTTATATATTTAGCAAGTAACGGAGCAGAACCTGATCCTGTACCACCTTCAGTAGAAGCTACAATAATACAAAGTTCACATTCAGTTTCTTCTCCAATTCCTAAAAATTCTTCAAGACCAAGAGTATCTTTCATAAGACTATCTCTACAAAGGTCAAAAGATAAATTTCTTTCTTTTCCACAGCCACCATAAGCATTTACATACTGTCTTACGATAGCACCTTCTTTGTTCTGATATTCTGCAGGAATATCTTTAAGCGTACTGTTTACGAGCATAGTGTGCTTTACATTGATAATACCATTCTCTACAGCCGTAATAGATGCTTTATTTCCTGCTGCTCCAACTCCAATTAATCTACAATACATTGTTATGTATCCTCCTTAAAAATTTTTATTATTGAAATTGTTGAAATAAGCTTAAAAGCTTATTCTATACAATATCCAACCGCATTACATACTCTCTGATAATACTGCTGAGTAAAGCTATCATCTCCACCACAGTATTCTTTTAATACTCTCATTGTATTACCATTATATTTCTTATATAAATAATCTAAATAGCTAGCCATCATTCTTATATTACTTGCCGGATCATACGGAGTTACCGAATGATCATATGATGTATTTAGAAATTTAGTAGAAACATATTCTCCTGTTTCCGGCATAAACTGTCCTAATCCTGCAGCACCAGAAGATGAGTTTGTAACTCCAGCATGACCTTCTGATTCTACCATAATAATACCGAATAATAAATTTGGATCTAATCCGTATTCGGTCATGAGATTGTGACCTAACTCTAACAATTCAAAATTCAAATCATTCCTTTTGCCCTCAGTATCATACAAAGCATAATCGTACTTTGTTGTTATTTCTGCCTTATATGATACTTCATTAAAAACTTCTTGCCTTATTTTTATTTGTTCCTCTAAATTAGTCAGCTCTGTTTGTTTGGTTTTTATTTCTTCATTAAGTTGATTTATTTGATCTTCCACTACATCTAGTGTCATATTAGCACCAACTAACTCTCTATATCGCCCTTCATATTCACTAAGAGATAATTCTAGTCTCTCAATATGTTCGGCATTGTTCATCATTACTGATATGAATAATGTAGTTAGCAATCCAATAAGCACAATCATAAGCATTAATGCTACAACTGTTAAAATTCTAAGTCTCTTATTTTCTTTTTCATATTTTTTTCTTTTAGTTTCCATTGATAAAACTCCTCCTGTGATAAAAAATGCTGGTGAGATATTCTCTCACCAGCTTCCAATTTCAAAAAACTACTTGTCAGTTGACTTATCTTTACCAAACTCTGTGGCATTCTTCGGAATAGAAATTTTTCCATTCTCGTCAACATAATCTTTACTGATAGGTGTAGTACCTAAACCAAGGTCTCCCTGTTCAGTAATACAATAAGAACCATTCTGGTTATTACGTTCCATATGTAAGTCCTCCTTTCCTTTCCATATAAATAATATATCATTATTTATTGTCTTTGCACTTGTCGGTGTTTATTTTTAAGAGTATATGCAGTGTAACCATCTTCATTTACAAGATTGGTTTCCAGTAACGCACTCATCATATATACATCTACAAGATTTCTGGATAAAGAATCATTCGGATCATTTGGTATATCATCCTGAGTAACAAAACCTTTTGTACTTATAGCAGCATTCATAGCGGCTTTAGCTTTCATTGAATCAGCTTTAGGTCTTGCAAATTCATACATAGTGTCATATAATCCAAGAGTAGCAAGGCCTTCGAATTCTCTGTCAGATATAGCAGTACCTTTATCTTGTCCGATAAGTCTGCCACCTTTCATATCTCGGTTCTCAGTTTCCAAGCTCCATTTACTTTTCTTGGTAACAATTTGTTGAACTTTTTTGTGATGTTGATATCCAACCATACACTTAGCAGTTTTAACAGGATTTCCATTTTTATCTCTATAAAGATATGGTAAATATATCTCTTCGAGTAATGGAACTCCTGTATAGTCACATGCTTTTACGCAATCCGCCATAGAAGGTTCTGTAACAGTTTGTCGCATCTGGAATTTAAATGGGTATTTCTTTGAAATAAACTCCATAAACTTAGTATCTGTCATTGTAGAAAATAGCTCTTTATAATATCTTGAATTTGTACCTGATTTATCAAGTATATCAAAAAATCCAATTATATAAGATTCTATCTTCTTTCTCTGAGCCTGTGAAATTGTTTTAGCCACAGGAAACCCTCCTATCTAATGAATCTTGCTTGTCCAACTCCACCAATATTAACACCAGGGCGTTTATATTTCTCTTCAGGAACAGGAGCAAGCGTATCTCCTTTAAACATATCCTCTGTTACTTTATAATCCGGAGCAAGAGAATCAATAAAATCTTTGTTCACAATTCTAAAGTTAAGGATATCTTTTGTAGGTATAATTAATCTCTTAGCTGCAAATTTATCAGAGCAATCAATTACAAGCTTAGAAGAATAAGATTCAGGTTGTGTATTCATAACAACCGGTCTAATATCTACTAACTTACAAGCTTTAAGTAATTTATTGCCATTATAGTTAAATTTGAGCAATAAGTAATCATTTACATTGAACACTCCGCTTTTAGTAGATCCATTATCAAATAATAATCGAATATCTACTGAAAACAAAAGCTGTGAATTATTTTGCAATAGCATACTATTACCTCCTTATAAATAAGTATTTATAAGAATGTTTAAGCTTATGCTCCTGTGCTACCTAATCCACCTTCTCTAGCTTCTGTAACATCGTCATCCACTGTAATTCCGTAAGGAACAAAGATTCCCTGACAGAATTTTGATCCTGTTTCAAAAACGCAAGTCATATTTTCTCTGGAATCATTTGTAAGTTTGATCATAATATGACCTTCATTTTTAGGATTATTGTAATAATCAGAATCAATAATACCTACAGTATTATCTAACTGAAGTCTGTAATTAAATCCAAGAGATGATCTTGGGTATTCTTTTAATACCCAACCTTCAGCAATTTCGCATTTAATACCTGTAGGAATAAGTACAGATACCCCAGGACGTAATTCAGTATTTCCAAATGGGAAGAAGAAATCGTATCCTGCAGATCCTTTTGTTGATCTCTTAGGAAGTTTAATTCCTGAATAAACAACACTTGCATCATTCACAAGTTGCTCTTCACTATATGCAAATGAATCTTCTGCTTCAACTCCCTGCTGTGCTTTCATGATAGCAATCCACATAGGTTTAAAAGCAGCTAAGAAAGTCTCAAAACTCACTTTTTCAAATCTCGCAATTCTGGGAATACGATATCTTTCTTGAATCTGATCGTCTTCTGTGCGATCTTTATCACAACCGCATTCTCCACAATTACAATTTTCTGCACATCCACATTCATCTGTTTCTTCTGTAGCCTCGACAGTATCCTGTACGTTTTCTTTTGCTACTTCTACAGCATCTTCTTCATATAAAACTACTTTGTCTTCATTTGTCATAATTAAAATTCTCCTTTATTTTATATTTTATTATCTTGTTTCTGGTATAACAAAAAATAAATAGGAAGTACCATTTGGTACTTCCTATAATCTATGTAAATGGACCTTCAGGGACTTGAACCCAGGACTTACAGTTTATGAGACTGTCGTTCTAACCAACTGAACTAAAGGTCCTAATTAAAAAAAAGAATTGAAAGGAGTAGAGCCAGTATGAGCCGACTGACTCTATTTCCATGCCAAAAAAAATGGTTTATTCACACGAGAGGATCTGCTTGTATCCTCAGCTGGGCTAGCTGGATTCGAACCAGCGAAGTGCAGGAGTCAAAGTCCTGTGCCTTACCGCTTGGCGATAGCCCAATAATAAAAAATAAAATCAATTGTAATTATAGCGAAGGGAGGCGTCCCTTCCTCCCTATCCGGTTCGCTATAATCAGAGGCCACGGCGGGGCGTGACAAACGTCAATGGGTTGAGAGATTTATTTTTTCTCTCTACTTATTTGTTAGTACCGTAATATTTTTTAATGATGTCTAAATCTGCATTAATAATATAACTGTTACGAGTATTAAAGCTATATATAATTCTTACACAAACCGACGCATAATTATCATTATTTAAATTATATGCCAATTCATGCATTATTTTATTCACAATGCCCAATTCTTTTACATGATCATATTGATAGTATCTATTTAAATATTTCATTAAAGATGCATATATAAAAATATTGCAATCCGCAGTATAAGATATTATCTTTTTATCATTATACTGAATGATATAATATAAGCAATCAAATAAATCCATAAATACCTTAAAATCATATTTACCTTTAATGCTTATCAAATACATAGGATTTATATTTAATAATATTTCCATCAATTCAAAGTATTTACTATTATCAGATATACGATATTCATGTTTTTTAATCTTATATAATTCATCAACATATCTGATGATTGGCATATTATCTTTATTTAAATAATTAGACACGGCATCTGAAAGAGCAGTACCGAGTAATAATTTCTTGACAGTAGCTCTACTGATGATAGATTTATCATATGATATACCATACACATCTTCAATTAGCCCAGACTCACATCCAGTATATTCAGATCCAGATATAGCAAAGTTTATTGCATCATATACAAAATACATTTCTTCGCTATGCGTAGGTCTATCATTTACAAAATTTTCCACAATAAGATCGATAAGCAAATTTTTATCTAATATAGTAGCTACATCAACACCTCCTATAACTAAATCCCCAGGGCTTAAACTATAAAATACGTCCATAGTACCAGTACTAAAAGCTTTACATAACCACATAGCCATATCGTTTAATAAATATATCCATTCATATTTTTTCATAGTATCACGCAAAAATTTGCAATATTTCGGTATAGTCATATCATCTAGTTCACAGCCATAATCCTCATACATATCATAAGGTATATTCCATACATTATCCCTTATCTTATCAATAACTCTAGAAAATAATCTCCTAAAATTATAGTTATCAGAGCTTAATCGGTCTATGGTGAAATATACATCTTCTTTAAATGTAATAAAATCAATAATATAGTCTTTATTCTTATAAATATTATTTAATTTATCGTAATTAGAATCATAAACAATATCCTTTAAATCGTGCATGCTTGAAATGATATTGATAATGAAATTATTTTTTGCAAGGAAAAATTCATCAAGACCAAACGTTTCCATTTTACGAAGAAGAGATTCTTCTATTTTCTTATATACAAAATCTCCTACAATATTATTTTCTTCCGTACAAATATATTTATCAATGAAAATTGCTAACTCTTCATCTGTAACCATCTTTAATAACTTATTAACCCTACATTTTAAAGCTCGCTTTTTACCAGCAACAGCAGCAGATTTTTTTCTCTTAGTTCTAACTATACTATCTAAACTACTCCAATCATCTACATTACTACTTGAATGACCTAAGCTATTTATAATCATCTCTACAGCTGCATCCATCATATCATCGTACAGATAATATCTTTCAGAAGATTCGTTAAAGAATCTATCCTCTGCCATTTCATAACGTCCTACATTTCTACCTTTTCTCATTTTAAAGTACCTCCTAAAAAGTTTTATTATTTATAGTATTCTCTATCACTGTTATAATATACAAATATATTTATTCAGTTTTACATCATAGTAATACTATAAAAGGAGGAATAATATACATGATAGTACAAGAAGTATATATAGGAAGAGTTCCTGAAATTGAAGATATCTTTACTGAGTTTAAAGAATTAAGACATACATATGCAGCTTGGAAAACTGGTAATACGTCTAAAAGAACAGCTAAAATAGAAAAGATGATAGAAGATTTTTGGGGTTTCAAAGCATTTAGCTTAGATATAGATCCATCTTCCGCTCCAAATGCATTTACCTATCCAGTTGCTACCAGTATAGATATAGACCCATCTAAATATATTAAAACTACATCTAAAGGATATTTTTACACTAAAGAAGCTAACGTAGCAGCTTTATCTGTAATCACGAAAGGATTATTTTGTAATAAAGCTTTTAGTGATGAAGAGGCTTTTGCAGTATTTCTTCATGAAATAGGGCACAGTTTTGTACATAGATCTCCTATGATCATATCTCAGCAAGAGGTATACAAAACATCAATGATTATACAAATTGTACAAAATATTATATTAGGAATATTAATGGCGAATCCTCTTATAATATCAGATGCAATTTCAGCTGGATTATCTAGTAGTAATTTTTATAAATTATTTATGACTAGAATTAATAAAGCTATCAAAAAAATCCCAGTATTAAGAGAAGTCAATATGTCTCTCAGTTATTTAACTTCAGTATTTATGAATACTGTAGGTAATATATTTTATACAGTTACTACCTTGACAGGATTAAATTATTTGCTTACCAAGTACAGTAAATATATATACGATAGTGTAGGAAAACAACAAATAGAAATATCTGGACGGGCAAATGCATATCAACGATCTTTAGAAAGATTATCAGACGACTTTGCATCCATGTACGGATTTGGACCTCAATTATCTACTGCATTAGTTAAAATGGAAAACCCTGACAATCAAGGATTATTTATGAAAGTGACTCATTCATTCCCTATAATTGAGGCAATATTTAATAAAACAGATGCATTAGCTATAGAATTAAATGGATGCGTCGAAGCTCATCCGTCTACATCTGATAGAATTTTATCTATATTAGATGGAATGGAAAGCGATCTTAGAAAAGATAAAACAATGCCTGATAAAGTAAAGAAAGAAATAAAAGCAAATATTCAAGCGCAAAGAAAAGTAATTAGCGATATTAAGAACAATGAAGGTCCAATTGCTAAGAATAGAAATGATTATCTTCAAGCATTAACTATTCTTGGTATAAAGAACGGTAATACTGAAGATTTTATGGAAAAGAGATATACCGATAGAGATGCTTTGGAAAAATTCTATAAAGATCGTAAAGTTAGAAAAGAGATTGCTATGAAAGAACAAGTTGAAATGGATATGTATTTGATGGGGTTGAATAATTACACAGAAAGCTTTGAAGAGGATTCAATATTAGAATTCGCTAAGAAAAATAAACCGCCAAAAAATACTAATTTTGGGGATTTTGCATTGCTGATGTCTATGAAATATGCTTATATAGACCATTTTAAATACAAAAATAACGTATTTAAATGGGAGCGGGAAGTTCTTGCACCGGCATTTATAAAGAAAGCAAAAACATTAGACGATATTAAACAATTAAATTTTGATAGAGATGGAGCAATACGTACACTCGAACATCAATTGCCTACTATAAAAGCAATTGAAGTTGGCGATGAAAATGTTATTAAAAGGACAGATAGAATGTTTGTACGAGAAGTAAAATCAGGAAGAGCTACATCAGAAAGATGTAAAGAGCAGATAAAATTCCTCAAAACCACATATAAAAAAGCTCTTGCAGATAGAGAAAGAGAAATTAAACAGCAAATGTCTGTAAAAGAACAAGTCGAGATGGAACTTGATTTGTTAGAATTAGATGAGTTTTTCTAAAAATATTGGAGATAGGATTATAATCCTATCTCCATCTTTATTACATATTTATATAAGATTTAGCTAAAGTACGTTCAAATAATATTTTTCCTTCTTCTTTAAGTTTTATATAAATGTCATAAGTATTAATAGTCGGTCTATCCAACACATATTGCTGTACTACAGGATCTCTAAGATTAACACAGTATTGTGTATGATATTTATGCATGGCTTCTTCTTCAGTATAATTTGGACCTGTCCAAGTAGCAAAAGTATCAAAATAGCAAATACCGTCAGTTATATCTTTAGTGTGGATAACTGCCTGATTTGCAGATCCTCTCCATTCCAAATTAGCATCTAAAAGATCTATTTGGAATTCCCCATCAACTATGACATCAAGATATTTGTATATCTCTTTTCCTTCCACATATTCAAAATCATATCCCGTATATAACCATATAGTTTTATCAGGATATTTCTCTTTAATCTCTTTGCATAATTCTGTTACATCTTTTTCATTTGCACAATGCATTGGATCTCCACCAGAGAAAGTAATACCATCAATATAATCTTTATCTAATTCTGTAAAAATTTCTTGTTTTGCAGAATCATCAAAGGGTATACCTCCTCCTGGATTCCAAGTTACTGGGTTATGGCACCCTTTGCATTTATGACTGCATCCAGCTACCCATAGGACGACACGTAACCCTTCTCCATTAAGCATATCATCTTTTGTGATATTATGATATCTCATGATAACTTCTCCTCTCAATATTACATACTTTTTCTATCTTTAATTTCTGCCATTTTAGCATCATTCAATCTACTTTCTCCTTTTACTCTAGAGAAAGATAAATATCCGTTCATTCTATCAATCTTAGTAAGATTCTTACTACCACATACTGGGCATACATCCATATTTAATTCTTCGTGTCCACAATCATCACAATATGAAAGTGCTAAATTTACCCCTTCATATAATCCCATTTTCATAGCTCTTCTAACAAGAGTTTTAATTGCTTTGGTATTATATCCAATAGGATATTTTACATACTGAATTTTTCCTCCATTAGATAATTCCCAGAATCTATATTCTTTATCCTGCTTCTCAATAGGAGACATATCTTCAGATACATGGCAATGGAATGAATTTGAAACATAATCTCTGTCAGATACATTTTCAACAATTCCGTATTTTCTTCTGAACTGATCTACCTGTTTACCGCATAATGACTCGGCTGGAGTCCCATAAATAGCGAATAAATGATGGTCTTCTTTAGAGTATTGATTTTTCTTCTCATTTATATACCTCATCACTTCTAATGCGAATTCACCATCTTCTCTAATAGACTTGCCGTTATATAATCTCTGCAATTCATTCAACGCAGTAATACCAAACGATGCAGTTGCAGATTCTAATAATGGAGCAATACAATCATCCATTCCAAGATGTCCACCATAGAATCCACCTTCACAATATGCTAATGGATTGCAAGATGCTTTCATTTTTCCTAAATATTCATAAGTTCTATTATGAATATCTCTAATCATTTCAAGATAGTAATCAAGAACTTCATAGAAATCTTTTTCTTCTTCTCTAGCTTTAGCTAAGATCATAGGAAGATGTAATGATATAGCTCCAATATTAAATCTTCCTTCAAATACAGGAACATCTGTATCATCTAATTTAGCTTGTCCACCTTTTTCCCAATAAGGTGAAAGGAACGCTCTGCACCCCATAGGGCTAATAACCTTCTTATATTGCTTATACATGTCTGCAATATATCCTTCTCCGCTCATAGATAACCAATCAGGATACATTGTTTTTGATGAGCAATATATTCCAGCTTCAAAAACATCTTCTGCTTCTTTACCTTCTCCATGAATATTTTCATCATATAAGAATACTAATTTAGGGAATAAAGTAGCTTTTTCAAAACCTTTCTTTCCCTGACCTTTAGCATGTCTATGTAAAATAATCTTAGAGATTTTCTTACCCCAAAATGACGTATTTAAGCCAAACGTAATTGTAATAAATGGATAGTCTCCTCTGCTAGAAGCTACGGTATTGAACTTATATTCCCATCCCTGGTATCCTTGTTCAATTTCTTTTTCAGTAGCTTCGATAGCAAATTTCTCTACACTCTCTTTCGGAACACCCATAGCTTTATACTGTTCCTTATATCTCTCATACGACTTAATAGCATATGGTTCCATAATAAAATCTACCTGCGGAATAGTAAATCCACCATACTGTTGGGATGCAGACATAAGAATCACGTCACCTGCAACATCAAATGCAGTATCAAGTGTTTTTGGCTCATTGTACCACATATTGGACATCTCAAAACCACCTTTTAACACTTCACCTAAACGGAAAAGGCAACAGTTCATTGTATCTCTTCTAGCTGACATATCATGAATATAAATATATCCATCCTTAATAGCCTGGATTTCATCTTCGTTTAAGAAGAACTTCTTGTATAATTCTTTATTCAATGCATTCAATGTAAGAGTTCTTTTTGTAGATACTAATTTAGAATCAGTATTGGAATTCTCTTTATCTCCTAAGAACATAATTCTATTAGATTCCTCTACAACTTCACCCATCATTGTAGCATATTCATTCTTAAAATTTCTGTAATCTCTGTAGCTCTTAGCCACTTCCGGTTTAACTCTATCCAATGCAGTTTCTACTAACTGATGCATAGTAACAACTGGAATCTTTTTCTTATTCATCCAACCAAGCTGCTGTTCTACATATTCTATAATCTTATGCTGCTCTTTATTATTAAACTCATAGTTCACTCTATGAGCTGATTTCTGTACAGCACTAATAATTTTTTTATTATCATAATTCTGTAAATTACCATCCTTTTTAATAACAACCATTTTCATCATTATTAATTCCTCCTTAGATTTAGCGTGTTTAATAAAAAGTTCAGAAAAAATAAATTTCGAATAAAGCTGTAATTGCACTTGTTTAGGTGCAATTACAACATATTTTTATGTATAATTTATACTATTTTCTGACCCTATTATTTAAACGTACAGATCATCATAAGATCTATGATCGGCTGCTGAGCTTTCTGATCGATACCTACAGCATTCGCTTGGAAGTCAATTTTCAATCCTCTCTCAGATGCAAGTTCTTCGCATAATAAAGTGAATGTAAAATCTTTAAAAAGATCTGCAATTTCATTATTAGGTGCTATAATACCTGCAGATGATTTGATAGAGGATTTAGCAGCAATAGGAGGTTTCTTTTTAGAGATATTATCTTTAATCTCTAAAGCCAATTCATCAAGCATTTCTCCGGCTTTCTTTTTCAACTCAAGTAATTTTACAGGATCCACTGAATCCATATACATTTTTTTTAATTCCTCTCCAGTAGGAACCTGTTTCTTTCCAAATTCTACAATATCAGACATTTTAATGCCCTCCTTCTATATAATAATTACTATAGAGTTTTGATAGTAATAATAAAAAATATACCCTAGTCCATATCAGACTAGGGTAATAATTAATGCTCTATAGGTGGTAGTTTATGTATTTTCATAGATTTAACCACTGTGCTTGCAACTCTTATCTTATTATAATCATAATCTTCAGAGTTATCTATAGTCAATATATAATAATACATAGTATTTAACTTCTCTACGTTATTCTCATCTACTGTAGTGTATTCTCTCTTAACTAACTGAATCTCAGCTAGTCTTCCGGTGTACTCTCTTTCTACTACTCTGAACTTATCTTCAGACTTATCAACCTGTTCTTTTACATAAACAACAGCATCTACTAGATCATTTACTTTAAATGGATATGGTTCTGGATTAAGTATAGTAATAGCAGTATTAAGATATACTTTAGGGGAGAACCAATCAGCAATAGGAATAATAAGTTCTCTGGTAATCTTACCATCTTCATTAAAAAATAAAATAGCTATACATCTAGTCTTTGTAATTTTTACATAAGATTCATCTAATGTAAGTGTGCTTATATAACCATTCCATTTTACTGATGTATCAAAAATCATTTTAAATCCGCAATATTCTCCCTCAAATTGTTCAATCTTTTTGATATCCATAGTCTTACCTTTGATATGTCTTTGACCAACTCTGTAATTTTCATTAGGATTTTCTGTAGTATAGAACCTAACCTCTATTTCAGATATTTGATTAACTGTAAGTATAGGTTCAGATAAATAATATAACGTATCATAAACACCGTTCTTTGGTATTTCTATATCTTCTTTATTCTCAGCAAAATTAAAATCTATATACGGAGCATCTAAATCTACCTCAGCATCAATTATAGGATTATAATTATCTACAGGTCTATCATCTTTATCTGTGATATGCATATAAACACCTCCTTGAATATTTACTATAAAGTTCTAGACAAAAAATAAATAGAAAGAGAGATTAATCTCTCTTTCTATTTAACTTTTCATTTACTTGATATCTTGAGTCTATTGAATCTTTAAAATTTAATGAAATATTATCTTTGTAGAATCTTTTATCCCTACCCGATATATTATTGTGGATAATTCTTTTCCTGCTCATGATATATTTGCCCAATTGAATCTTTTTGTTTTGCGATATAATATGAATCAAGAATCTTTTACATAATAATGATATATTCTCAGAAATGAATCTTTTGCATAACTTGAAATATTTTGAGAAGTTGATTCTTTTCTTTCTAATGATATATTACAGTGTATAAATCTTTATGCCTCCTGATATATTGTGGTATATGAATCTTTTGCAGCATATGATATATTTAACTTTGCTAAATCTTTTGCGCTGGATGATATATTATTCAGTACTAATCTTTTTTGTAATACGATATATTATTGCAGATGAATCTTTTTTACTATATGATATATTTACATATACTGAATCTTTTTCGCCATATGATATATTTACCTATACTGATTCTTTTTGTGCTTTTGATATTTTGGAACTACTGAATCTTTTACAACTTATGATATCTCCTTTCATTCGAATCATCTTAATAATATACAACTATACTATTTATTAGATTCATTTATTACCAATACATAATACGTCAATATAGATTTATAATAAGATGACTTTGTATCAGGTCTACTTTTTCTCTTTCTATAAGCAGGAGAATTCTCATCAAGAAAATATTCTATAATTTCTTTCTGGCGAATTACATACTTATTTTTACTATTTGGTTTAGCAACAATTGATTTATTAATAAACTCATATGACGTAACATCTTTTGTTTTGGATATGGAGAAATAATCAGCGATTATCAACTGCATCATCTCTCGTATAAGAATTAAGTTATCACTATCTTCTTGAATTGATTCAATAATAGATTTAATTTCATCCACTTTTACATTCTTATCAGAAGCCCATTTACATAGCTTATAGTCTACTTGTTTTGTAGTGATCCAATTCATTGCATTCTCTACACATCTTTCTGCTAATAAAGAATCATTATCAGCAATTCTGAAAGAATCTTGATCGTTAGAATCTGATGCGTAAGCAAAGTATGAATCTCTCTTTTCATACGTATCATAATAAGCTGCAGCTATATTCCCTAAAAATGATTTTATTCTACCATGAAGCTGCTGTATCATATCAGCAACATCTTCATCATCAGGATTTTTAAACTTAGGAGTATAAGTCCTTAACCATGTTTTACATATAGATCTTACCGCTCCGAATACAGATCCTTCTCTTTTAAGATCATATTTCTGAGTAAGTACATTATTCAATACATATTCCATAATATGTCTATATTTTTCTGGTGGAATTTTAAACTTCTGTGAATGAATGGAAGGATAAAATTTTCCAGAAAATGCTAAATAGATAGTAGATATCTCTGCATCTGTTTGTTTATTCTTAAGCAGAAAGTACCGTATTACCATCATCATAGTCATTGTAAATTCGTCCTTAGCTGCTCTAGGATTAAAGTTCATGTTCCAGTAGTACGTTTCACTTAAACATTGTGTAATCTCATTTTTATCTATTTTCATAGCTTTGAAGAAACTATCTATATCTTCAGATCCAAATGGTATTCTTCTTACTGGAACAATATCATATAAATCTTTAGATCTATCTTTAATAAACTCTTGCACATTTTTCTTATATGCCGGTGTATTTTTTTGTAAGCTTTTTTCTACAATAGGATATATTTTATTTACTGCTACTCTAGTAACTTTCATGATTATTTCACCATCCTTATTTATATTACTTCAATGTTTCAGATACCTAAATAAACAAAAAATAAATAGAAAGAGAATTTAATCTCTTTCTATTTAATCTTTTTCGTACTATGATATATTATGAATGGTGAATCTTTTATATGATTTGATATATTAATTGTGTCGAATCTTTTAGATGATGTGACATATTGATACGCCTGAATCTTTTTCTTTGGTTGATATATTGCCGGATGTAAAATCTTTTATTCTTGGCGATATATTATAAATGGTGAATCTTTTTAATTCCTAATATATTAGCTAAACTAAATCTTTTATACTTATTGATATATTGATGGGTCTGAATCGTTAATGGACTATGATATATTACTTGGTATAAATCTTTCTGGTTCCCTGATATGTTTGTCAACGTGAATCTTTTTATTCATATGATATATTTCTACATTAAAATCTTTTATCCTTATTGATATATTGACGAAGTTGAATCTTTTATACGATTTGATATATTAATTGTGTCGAATCTTTTTTTCTTCGTGATATATTACGTTTAATAAATCTCTCGATGCTTATGTTATATTGTGTCAATTGAATAAAAGAGTACCTCTAATTAGAGGTACTCATGATAGTCAACTTCAGGAGCTACATAGTCCTTATGACCCATATGACTGATTACATATGGAGATGGACTATCTTCATGAAATTCTGCATACCACATAGCTTCATGAACATGTGATATGAATAGTTTAACTGCATATCTTCTAGCTCTAGCTACAAGATGTCCCTGCGTCAACTTTCCAGACTGTAATGTCTTTTTCGTAGCAGAATCCTGTATATCCTTTGTTTCAAGAATTTTAGCAGCCTGATCTGCATATTCAAGAGCTTCATTTTTTACCATTTCATCATCAAGTCTCTTTCTGAAAATCTCTCCATATAAAGATCCTCTAGAGCTGTTCTTTATAAAACAATCTCCAATATTAAACATCAATTTCTTGAGGTCTTTATTATATGGTGGTTTAGAAAGATAAGACTTTAACTCTGCCGTTGTAGGTTTTTTAGGTTTCTTCTTCTTAGACATCCAGGTATTGATAGTACCTTGTTCGATAAGTTCCACCTTTCTACCAGTTATTTCATGAACAGTATCATATAGATATTGATCCACATTCTTTTCATTCTCTATCCACTTAGCCCAGTCCTCTAGATATATAACTTGAGTCTGAGTCAATAAGTCAGAAAGGTCAACTGTCATATTTGTAATATCTTGAATAATTTTTCCAAGATCTACTAGGTCAAAAACTCCAAGAGTCTTAATATAAGACTTGACTTTAGTTTTTACTTTCTTCATCTTAGCAGCTGGAATAAAACTTTCCAAAGTGCTATCAATAGTACCATAGAAAGCTTCTCGTTTCGCTAAAGCTTTCTTCATAACTTCAGCAGCACCTTTTTCCCCTAACCATGGATTGTTATTGTCATTCAATCCAGTATATGAAGTGAAATCTGTGCCATATCTTATAGTGCCAGGTACGCTATAGGTTGATTGATTTGCTTTGTAAAATTTACCTTTAAATCTACAATATGAGCCAAGTTCATAATTAGTTTTTCGCTTCCATTCTGTAATACCTGCAATATCAACATATTCAGGAATACTATCAAGATCAACCTCTTCCCATACATTAACAACTAACGCACTATACAAATATGCAGATATTACAGGACCGATACCTTTAATAGATTTCATCCATCTACAAATAGGAATCTCTTCAGTAATGACATCCATCATTGCTTTATTTCTGGCTTCCTGTTTTGTTACATTGAGAAGGAGAGTTTTAATAAACTCTGGATGATCTTCTCTTGACTGATCATAACCCTGCAATAATGACCGTGCTTGATTTTGCACAGCTTTTCTATATTCTTGGGACTGATAGTATTGATCAACCAAAAATCCAACGATCTTTCGGTCATTAGCTGCATCTCTAAGTTCTAATATTTCCTCATTAGATAATTTAGCTGAGATCTTTAATTCCTCAGCTTCTAACATTGCCTCAAATAACATTTTCTTGTTTTCCATTTTTATTTCCTCCTGAGTATTTTACTTATTATTTTTGATTCTTTTCGATATGATGATATATAGCCACATGAGAATCTTTTAATTGATATGATATATTTAGCTATCTGAATCTTTATCCTTGTGAGATATATCTAGTTGAATGAATCTTTTCCTCCATACGATATATTCCCATACGTAAATCTTTTATCTATTACGATATATCGAGAGAGCTGAGTCTTTCCATTTGGATGATATATTGAAACAATTTAATACTAATAATACAATCAAATCATATTTATCACCACCTCCATTCCTTTTAATATTTTGACTGCGAGTATGTAGATAAGTCATCATGACTTATTCACTATAATAATATATAAATAAAAATATCTAAATTTACAAAAAAGAAATGGGATATGGTTTAAAACCATATCCCTGTATTTTTTATTTATATACTGATATTATAGTATCAGGATAAATGTCCAATTGATCACTTGTGTAACCTGCAGCTTTGGGGTGTCCTCCACCTCCAAGAACTATACATATTTCACTTACATCAATATCATCTTTCACTGTATACATAGAGTGTCTCCACTTCTTTCCTGTAAAGAAAAATGGCATTACGATATCATATTTATTTATCAAATCACCAAATGCTAATGATGTGCAATGATAAGTATTCAAAGCAAAGCATGAATAATCTTTAACAATACCATCTTTCTCAAATCGTATAGTTATGTCAAATCCATTATCTTCGCAATGTTCTTTATTTTCACTATCAATATACGATTTCACAGCTTTACCTTTCTCTATAGTAGTTCTAATAATATCTCCATTATAATCTTTATGTAAATATGTATAATACTCAACAGGATCTTTGCAATCCCATCCATAATGAAACAGATTTGTCATATCTTTAAAAAACGGATCCCAAATATCATATCGATGTACGTATTGAATTATAGAAGGTGCATATCTAACAAGTGATCTAGCATCATCATAAGATACAGAAATATTTGAATTGTTCCGTGCAATTGTATCATACAACAAAGTTTGATCACTAACCAAATCATTATTATAATATAACCATACTAAAGCACATCCAGCAATACCAATAATTCTATACCCACCAATATCAATTAATTCATGATATTCTGGGTTAGATTTAATAAAATCTATAGATGATTTGTGATGATCAAACCATTTTACTACTTTCTTTGGATGATTATATAATTCTAACACAAATCTTGCATTCTCTTCTTTAGAGATACTATAATCTACAAAGAATATGGTATCAAAATCATGTACAATATTACCAAGAATTTCTTGCAAATCTTGATCATAGTTCACTGCTTTAAATCTCACATTACTACCATTAGTTCCATAAAAGCTTGCTGCTGCAGCTGCACAAATTCCATCGTCATCATTATGATGTACTATTAATACTCTATTCATTACACACGTCCTCCATCTTTATCATAGTTTTATAGTCTGCATCTTTGATTATAGATTCTGGTTTATTTTTATTATCATAAACAAGAGAACCAAATAAATGACCATCAGCGAGAACTGATACTGGTATTATATCGTCATTAAACATTATAGAATTTGGAGTTGATTTTCCAATTTTTCTACATATATAATCAACTAATTCATCAATATCATCACCATCATTGCTGAATTTAAACATAGGTTCTACATCAGTGTATGAACAAGAATAATCCTCGGTATCAGCTAAATATCTTCTACAAATCTCTTTACAATCAGGATTACTTTCTCTAGATAAAGATCGTATAAGCCTTATTTTATCTGATACAGTTATAATAATAGGAATAACCTGACCAGGAAATGCTTTAAAATAAGCACCAAATTGGTCAGGAGAAGTAACACATATCAAATTTCTTTCTTGAATCATATCTTTATTTAAACAAAAATCTGGAGTAAAATAATACCAATATTCCCCAGAATTTACTTTATATCTACGTGCTTCTACAACCATATTAGAATTCATCATTTTAATAGCTAATGATATGTCTATATAATGATATTCTTGCCCCGGTATTTCTTTTTCTCGCATTGGACGAGTCGTACAAGTTACTACTCTCCCAAGATTTAATTCTGGTTTCTTCAACAATTTTTCTAAAATAGTATTTTTACCAGATCCACTATTTCCTAAAATACAATATAACATGAAATGTTTTTTCCTTTCTCTTATTTAAAAATATTAATCAGATATTGTGTATTTTCTTCTATACCAGATATATTATTATTGTATACATTTTCTAATATCCTTGTATATAAGCTTTGTGATACTCTAGATAATTTTGTAAGTTCTGCGATGATACTGTTAAATGCACATATGTATCTAAAAAAGAATAAACCTAAATCACTATCAGTATCAAACAAAGGTTTTTCTTTTTTCTTAAACTGTAAATTAAAACTATCTGTTATATTATCAATATAATCAGAATAAATATCTTTATTATTAAGATTTATAATTTCAAATTTATATATTACAGCAATTCTGTTTTTAAAATATTTCTCCCAATTGATAACAAAATCGATGAAGTTTTTAGATATTAAATCTTTCATAGATTCTAATTCTTCAATATACAGAATATCGAAAGATGTAATATTAGGAATAAGCGGTAACCTAAAATAATTTGCACATTCGATACTATCAGCATTAGTCGTAGTATCTCTATCCGAAGCAATGAATAAATAGTTATCAGAACTTAATTTATCTTTAAAATTATAAGATAATTTTAATAAAGAATCTAATTCATCTAAAATAGTTTTTTCAACGTTTAACATATTTTTATCCTCCTTTTAATAAAAAGTCTGGTAGCTTGTAATAAGCTACCAGATATACTTTTATAAACTATTCAACGGTAATTTTTATAATATTATCACCTTTCATCGGTATCTTTTTAGATCCTGGAGATATAGATGAAGTCCGTTGAATTTCATTTACAGGGATATCGATTCTATTATTTCGTGTAAGAATATGCAAAATATTCGAATCGTTTACACTGAATAATGAATGAATAGTATCCATCTTTCCTAATTTGATAACCGTATTACCTGCTTTATATCTTTCGGACATTGGTAATCCTGTAATATCAAATTTGTTAATTTTTCCTGATTCTGTAATAACTACAATATCAGTCGCATTTTCATCAATGATACTAATACCATCAATAGGATCTTTAGTATTCATTGCATATACCCCTAACGTATTTCTCTTATAATTAGGAATATCTGTAAGCTTACATCTCAAAGCTTTCTTCTTAGAATAGATCACCAGATCCCTTGTATTTGGCGCAATCATAACATCCTTAACTTGATCTCCTGAGTTAAGTTTAGTCATGATGATACCACTAGGGGTAGCAATAAGAATATCTTTTAAATCGAGCTTTTTTATATAATTCTGTTCTGTACAGAATATAGCATAATGTTTCTGTTTAAGATTAGATAACTTAGATACAAGATCACCATCGAACATCGCTACAATATTTGATGAGATTCCTTTGATCATAATTCGCACATCTAATCCAATAGAGTTTCTTTCAGTAATAGGTATTTTACTTACAGGAACTCTAAATCCTCTTCCCTGAGAAGTGACTAAAATAAGATCACTCGTATTTTCAATTCTAATAACTCTCACAGGATTATCTCCTCTATAAGAACCAATAGATTCATTTACAGGAAGTTTCTTAATATAGTTATTTTCAGTAATAACCACATTGAAAGTTCCTTTCGGGATATTGGAAATCTTAGATTGACTAAGAACTTTAGATTTTCTAGGAAAACCATATTTGTTCTTAAAGTAAATCAAGTCATCTTTAATCTCTTGCAAGATCAATCTTTCATCAAGAATGATTTTCATACACTGTTGTTCAACCTCTCTAATTTTAGCAGCCTGTTCTTCATATGAAGCTAAGTGAGCTGGCGTAAGATTCTTAAGAGGGTAGTTGATTACAAACTTGGCCTGCAGATCTGTAATATTTAAAAACTTCATAATCCACTCAAGAAGTTCAGGATCATTTTTAGATTTAGATTTTCTTATTCTCTTATAGATATCATCGATCTTACCTGTCTTAATAAGCATAATACAAATCTCTGTCTCGTGAAGTTTAGTTCTTGCGTCTTGTAATTTGATACAATATTTTCTAAACTTAGTAATCTTTCTCTGCTCGATGAATGCTTGGAGATAAGATTTATAAGACATTCTCATCATTTCAATATCATCAAGAACTTCGAAGTTTACTGACTGCGTTGTCTCTAGTGAAGTTGCTTTATATAGATAATCCCTAACATAATTAGGATCTGCTCCTTTTTTAAGATGAATCTCATATCTAAGGTCTTTACCATGAGAGTTCTCATATAGATCTGTAATCTGAGGAAGTTTACCTTTCTCTACAAGATCATTGATCTGATAATGCACACCGTTCTCTTTTCCGTCATCAATAATAACCCTATCAGGTTTACTCTTAACTACAAGAGCATAGTGTTCATTTGATTTACCTTTGTCTTTAACTTCAATATCAATAATACCTCTTACTTTAAAAGTACCAACTCCAGAGTTAGATATCTGTTTCCAATTAGCTTCAATGATTTCGCACGGCATACATTGATCTGGAATCAATACTACTGGAGCATCTGGATTATCAATAAGATTTAATGTAACATCAATAACTTCATTGATATTATGAGCTGGAACTGAAGTAGATTTACCAGTACCAATACCGAGACAGCCATTGATGAGTAACAATGGAACTGCTACTGGAAGATATACTGGTTCCTTATCTTTGTTTGTATAGGTTGGCGTCCAGTCTACTATATTCTGATTCTCTTTCATATCAGCAAATATAGCTTCTCTTGCAAAGTCTGATAGCATTACTTCAGTATAACGTGAAGCGGCTGCACCATCACCCTGCATTGAACCCATACTTGATTCAGATGCAATGAGAGGAACATAAGTAGACCACCAGTTACATAAAATCTCAATAGCATTATCAATACTACTATCACCATGCGGGTGATATTCTCCCATTACTTTACCAGTAACCTGGGCTGTTTTGACAAGTGATTTAAATGATGCTAAATCAAATGCCATAGCGTATAAAATTCTTCTATGAACTAATTTAAGTCCATCTTTATAATCAGGAAACGCACGTCTCCTGTTTGTTTCTATACTGTATCGAACCATATCCATTTTATATTGTTCGACCGAGTTTCGTTCAATAATTTCTTCACTCATTAGTATAATCCTCCTTGTATAGCTTATTTGTTAGTTTTATCAGTTTTTGGGATTTATTACGAATGGTTTGATCTTTGGTTGCTCAAATAATTTCATATAATCAGGAATAACAGTTTCTTCAACATCACTATCATCTATAGTGTAATTTTCATAAAAATCATATATTTGAAATTTTTCTGGTTTTATAGGAAGATTTTCAACAGTTCCATTTATCACATCAACATTACTTTTCATCTTCCTCATACCTTTTACCATTCCACTTTTATATACAGCACCATCTTCTCTAGGAACTAATTCATATCCAGAATTAAAAGTTAAATCATATGCTTCTTCTGGAGATATCCTGGTAAGTTTTCCTGTATCATCGACTATCCTAACATTACCATCGTCGTATACTTTCATAATATGAAAACAATCTTTCTTATAGTGCTTCAAAGATCGTATATCTTTAGTATGAATATTTATTTCATATGAAGTAAATCCTGGTATGGTATACCAATTAGCTACATACATTATTGTTTCCCTCTCTTCACATAATTCAGATAGCAATTATATGCTTTATTTGAATTAAGAAATTCTATAATATTTTCAACATTGCCATACTTGTAAAAAATCTGCTCCATTATTTTCTTATCTCTCATATGGTTTACCAAAAATGCTTTATCTACTTCATCTAAAATTTCTTGATTAGTTATTGTACCCATATAAGATCTAATATTTACAGCATTAATTGGTCTAGCTTGGCTTACGGCTAAAAATTTCTCAACTCCATTTATCCAAATAGGAACAAGAATATCATAAGATTCTTGAATATATTGTTTTGTAGATAAACTTGTATGATTGGACTTAATGGGGATAATAGTATAAGTATTTCTACTGTCCTTGTTATAATCATCATTTGACCATATCATACACGGTCTTGATTTGCCAATTAACCCAGTTTTAGAAAACAGATGCTCTCCACTCTGAGTTACCCTGTAATCGTCAAGTGTACAAATATAAATCTGCCCTCGTTTAAAATCAACCATCCTCCTTACATCTGTCCGCTCATCTTCGGTTTTTTCTTCGATAATTTCATTAGTACCCATTACTAATTCTCCTTTCTTATTATTCATTTTTATAATATATAACCATAAAAAATATAAGTAGAGTAGGGAATAACCTACTCTACTTATCTTATTCTATTACTTCAAAACGTGATACTTTCACATCTTCAAGCAATGCTTTCATATTATTATTTTCATAGAACTTAATCTGTTCAATTTCTTCTTTTACGTTATCAATAGTATATCTGATTAACGTACGTTTGCTTGGATCTAAAGTAGATTCGAATAATCTATCTCCACTCATTTCACCAAGACCTTTATATCGTTGGATAGAGCTTGGAGCAGATTTTTCGAACAGTGCCATCAACTCATAAACTGAAGATACTTTTCCGTTTACAAGATAAGCAAGATACTCATTCTGTGCCATAATATCCATGATATGTTTTGACTCTGCAATAAGAGTATCATTAACAAACATAGTCTGATATTTAGAGCCAACAAGCCCTTCAATTATAATCATTCCATTTTTTCTAGTAATAGAATCGATAAACTTAAACTGCTTCTTAATACTAGAATCAAATTTAGCTTTGCTTGCTTTGTTGTATACAAGAGTCAAAACACTCTCAAGAAGAATAGGATCTACTGCATGGTTATCTGCAACCCTATTAACTTCACGAACATAATCGATATTTGTATACAGGATCTTAGATAATTCCCTACTTTGAATCTGCTTTTTATTATCTACAAGAGCAACTGTATTGTTCTTTGCAAAGTCTTTCTGCACATACTTTACATACTCCATTCTATCTCTAAGATAGATATATTTACCTTTACCTATCTTAATACCATATAATGGAGGTAATGCTGCGTATACTTTACCAGCTTCAATAAGCTGTGGCATATACAGAATAAAGAATCTCAATAACAAAGCTTTGATATGATTTCCATCAGGGTCGGCATCGGTACAGAATATAATCTTATCCCATTTAACTTTCGAAATGTCGAAGTTTCTTCCGTATCCGCCACCAATGATTTGAATAATACCTGCAACTTCTGCATTGTTTAAGAATTTCTCTCTAGAAGTTCTAAATGCATTTGGAAGTTTACCTCTGATAGGGAAATATCCCTGAGATTCATTTAACCTGTGATTCTTTATAAGACCTGCAGCTGAATCACCTTCTGTTATAAAGAACTCTCCATTCTTAATATTCTTAGGTGCTACAAATTTCGTAGGCAATCCACTAAGTTTAGATTTTTTATACTTATCAGTTAAACGAATTCTCTGTTTGTCTGCAGCTGAACGAGCTGTAGCAATATCCTTAAAATACCCACATAAAGTAGCAAGATCTTTAGGATTATTCTTAGCCCATTGATCCATCAATTCAATAGTAGTATCTTTTACAAATGGTCTCATCTCAGCATTACTGAGTTTCTCTTTAGACTGACCATCAAAAATTGGAACTAATGCCGCTACTGTAACAATAGCTTTAAGCCCTGATTTAATATCGTTCTTTACTACTGTTATCTTATTCTTCTTTTGAGATGCAAGATATATCTTGTTCATATAGTTTGTAAAGAACGTAGTGATACCATCTTCAAATCCATCAATATGAGTACCAAATGTAGTTGGACATTTATTTGCAAATGCTACAATATGATCAGTAGCTGATTCTGACGTATCCCAAGTAAACGCAATGTCCATTTTCATTTGTCCTGTATCTCTTGAGAGATATAATGGAGCTACTAGCGGAGAATCTGTTTCTCTAATAAGATATGTGAAAATTCCATCCTCATTAACAATTTTTTCAGAATACTCTTTACCATTTCTATCATATGCTGTAAAGAACACTGTATCCCCAACTGCATTCAACGGTGTAATATTGATAAGCCATTTATACACATCTTTCCAAGATATGGATATTTCGCCTAAACCTTCTACAGATGGTATAAATGAAATGATAGTACCTTGTTTATGCTGAGGGTTAGGAATATCAACTTCTCCCTTATCCCAAGGATAACCCTCTGTAAATTCTACTCTCTTAGCAGATCCATCAAATCTATAAGATTCAATAATAAATCTACTAGACATTGCATTAGTAACTTTAGCACCAACACCATGAAGACCTGAAGAATATTCCCCAGGTTTTTTTACATAATTTGATGAAGTATTTGGATCCATAAAAATTCTTAAGATATCTCCTAACGGAATACCTCTACCATTATCCTCTGTAGTGAAACAACAAGTTCTTTCATCAAAAGTAATCCTAACCCAAGTACATGGAGAATCTGCTTTATCCATTTCATCAAAAGAGTTCTGCCAAATTTCTCTAGCCATATTTCGTACACCTTTATTCCCAATACTACCAAGATGGTATCCTGGATTTTGACGTACTACTTTAACGAAGTTCTCAAGTGTTTTAATTTGAGAACCATACTGTTGTATATTTTTGATCATTTCATCAGACAACGATGATTGTTGTTTGACTGCTTTTGCCATAACTATACTTCCTCCTGTCATTGTTATAGTCTTATTCAGTAGTTAGACAGTAAAGTAAAAAAGAAAATAGAGTGAGGTTTTATCCTCACTCTATATCTTTGCTATTACAGCTTAACCTGTTCTTTGATATTAACCTGTTCACCAGCTGCTGGCTGTGCCTGCTGTACATTCTGCTGAGGTGCTGCTTGCTGCTGATTCATCATAGGCTGATTCATCGGTTGTCCGAATCCATTCATAGGTTGCTGCTGTCCAAATGGTGCCTGCATTGGCTGCTGATATAACGGATTGCCTCCGTTTACCATCTGAGCCTGCATGTTCATCATAGGTGTCTGCTGCATTGGCTGCTGACCAAATCCCATTCCATAACCATATCCAGGCATTCCCATTGGAACTGCAGGGTTAACCATAGCATTGTACATACCCATCATATTCGGTCCATTCTGAGGAGCAAGTGCCTGAGGATCATTGTATTTCTTGAATGAATTGTTTACAAGTTTGTATAACTTCGGAATTCTTTCAATCAACGGAATGATTGTGAAATACTGGCGAATAACTTCGTCATTAAGATCTACACCGATAAGTTTACATGTCTGCAGCACATTTAATACCATATCTGTTGCCTGATGAACATACTGTTCATTTACAAGATCTGGGTTGAATGTAGCATGGCAAATTTTACATGTAACCAATCCAGGCTGTTCCGGATTGTTGTTTGGAACAATTTCAAATACACCTTTCTGTGTATTTTTGTGTGTACAAACAGCCTTAGCAATTTCTTCAGGTTTGATTTTAAGATCAAAACTGTCCTCTGCTGTTGCTAATAATTTAAGCTGCTCATCTGTAAGTGGGTTTGACATTGCTGGTCTATTAAGCATGTTTGGCTGAGGAGTGTATCCCATCGGCTGTACTCCTCCCATAGGTCCCATGTAATATCCCTGGTTCATCTGATTTGTGAATGCATTCATAATTGCTTCCTCCTTGAAATAAAATTATAATATTGATATCAATATATATCTTGAATCGCTATAATAATATATAATTATATTCACGATTAGATATCTGAAATTTACTATACTGTTACGCCTGTTTATTTCTGTACATTTGCCATCGGAAGGGTACCAGTATATCCTCTTTGAGATATAGTTTTAGAAACCATATCAAGTGCCAATTGATAAGAATCTCCCATCTTATCTTTATTCTGTTTTAAGAATTCCACTGCATCTTTAGGTGTAACTAAAGCTTCCATATACTGAATATGATCATATTCAGTTCTAAGAATTTCAAATGGATATCCTTGCTGAATATCCTCAGTGTTAATTCTGAAAGCTGTAAGTACCTGGTTATCATCATCCCAGATTACGTTGGGATAATTTTGAGAATTATCCCAAACGATAATCATGTTGTCACATGTTATCTTTATAGGGCTTTTGGAAAAAGCCTCTCTCATCTTCATTACCGTATCCTTGGTCATTTTGAATTTGCCTCCTTCTCTGTCTTACTAACTTATCATCTTCCTGAGATAATGTTACAAAGAGTCCATTGAATGCATTCCGTTTCCATCTAATCTCAGCAATAAGTTGTTGTAAATAGAATCTGATATATACTCCATTAGACATCGTAATGTCTTGAAGTATATTATTTAGATGTATCACTATAGTATTATAAGTGCACATCTGATCATAAACTTCAGCTGCAACTCTCTGCATTTCTGCATCATATTGATACTGTGGATTGTTTGTAAGTCCAACCCAAATATAGTATCTATATTTTGCATTGTCGTTTGCAGCTATAGCTAAATTGTAAGTGAAATCGTATTGTGCAAAATACTCACAATCTGTATCAGGATTAATAGCACCACATGCCAAATCTTTAAAAATTTTCAATGCGTTCTTTCTAACAAATTCTGTATTAATCCTGTTCATAAAACCAGTGCCAAGTTTCTGTTGCTGTTGAACAAAGAACGATGGCTGTGGCGGTCTTTGTTTATTTCCCCCACCTTTATTCTTGCCCATTGTTATTCTCCTTTCTAAATTTCTTCCATTTCTGGAAATAGTTTCTTAACTCGTTCGTATGCCTCGTTGAAATTATTCTCTGTAGTATCTGATATATCTTTATATTCAGAACTACCATCAGCATATATAATAGTCCAACCCTCATGGCCTGCTTGAATCTGTAATACTAATCCAGACTCCGTTTTAAATCTCTTTTCTTTTTCAATGCAATCACTTGGCATCATTCCAAAAAATCTTTTCATCATTATTCTCCTTTTTCTTTAGTTTCAAACGAATAGAAGTAGTCTTCGATATCAAAACTTGTATTGTCTAACACTACTCCTCTATTTCTCAAATCCTTCATAAACATGTAGACTGAACATTTATGGGATATTGAAATCTTTGGACTGTCTACCAAAATTCTAGATCTCATTACATCTAACTGAGTATCAGAATCAGCTTCAATCTCTGCTTTAAGATAATCATAAAGATCTTGAGATGTTCCTTCAAAGAACTCAAAATCTCTAATCTCCTCTCCATCTAAATCTTTTTCATCATAATACTTCAATACTAAGTACAGTTTAGTAGATGGAGTTTCTACCCTAGTAAAAGGTTTAATTAATTTAGGCTGTTCTTCTTTATGAACAGCATCTTTCTTTTCAATACTGACCTCGATATTCTCCTCTGGTCTCGTAAAAGGTTTAATCATTTCCATTTTTAAAAATCCTCCTTAAAAATATTAATATTCTTTATCAATAGTATAATATACGATTATTGAGAATATTAATAATATCGTCTACGTTTCTTTACAACGTAAATCATATGATTAATAAATCTTGTAGCAGCTGTAAAGTCTAATTGTCTCTGAATATCTTTGTGCAGATATTCAGATATATAAATTCCGTTATAATACTGACTACCTTGGCAAAGATGAGTTGTTTTAGCATATGCATATTCAAACTTTTCACCTATAGCATATCTAGAGTTTTTTATAAACTCCTTCTCTTGTCTTGTTTTTGCTGTAAAGTATTGATAATTACAAGTAATATCGTTAAAATATAGACCTAATAGGTCAGATCTAAAATCTATATTAAAAGTCTTACCATCAAAATTATATACATCAGCAGGCCTAGCTACAGTTCCTGTTAATCCATTAGTAAGATTAATTCCGTCAACTTCTATGTTCCAGTTATTTTTTCTACACATTACTCGTTCTCCAACTCCAGGTAATGTTGTAGTTTTATGGAGTATTTCGTGACGTATGTAATCGTTATAAAAATCTCTAGTCTTATTTGTACCACAAATAATAACCTGAGAATTTTTAATCATTTCTGGCGTAAGATCATCTTGTTCTATAACAAGAACGTTTCCGTGTAATCCTAAATCAGGCTCAATACCCTGTAATACTAAATTAGCTAAATGAACGATATATGACCACTCGTTCTGCCTCATTACTTGAGTAAGCATCATTACATCATCATTCACTAAATATGCAGGTTCATCTTCTACAGGAGGTAATTGATTTCTATCTCCACATACGATAATTTTTTTGCCTCTAGATTCTATATCTTTCTTCATCCATCTAGGTACAGTATATCCTTCATCTATAATGAATAAATCGATATCATTTAAATCTCTAGGTATAAATGTATATCGTTTCATAGGTTTATTAAACACTGGATCCATAACAGGAAACCCGTGTTCATCTAAAACATCTTCCTCGATACACTCATATAACCATGAATGTATCGTCCTAGCATTTAGAAGACCTCTTAATCTCATAACTATAGCAGCCTGACCAATAAATGCCATAGGTGCTATTCTGTTTAAAGGTATACCAGATCTTCTAACAATTTCATGTATACATTCAGTCTTTCCAGTTCCAGGTCCACCGGTAAATTCAAACACTTGTTTGCTCGAATGCCTTATATGATGAACTCCGGACTGAATGACTGCTTCTTGACCAGGATTAAATAAAATCATAATTTTATTTTCCTTTCTTAGTAGCAGTTAACATCTCCGGTGTATAATCAAAAGCAGATAAATTTGGTACAAACATATTTGCTAGAATATACATAGCATGAATACAAGCTAAGCAATAATTATAAAAATACCCTGTAGTTATATTCATCTTATTAGTTATAATACTTAGAGAAATAGTTCTAAGACCACATCTCTGCCCTTCATTAGAGCCAAATAATTTAACGTATAGACCATTATCCTGTTTCTCTTTTTCAAACAGGACATTTAGTAAATACTCTGCAAGTTTGTTATTATATAGCGGGTTAAATCTAGTGTCTTTCTTATGTATAATAACAGAATCATTCGTATATAAAAAACCGCCATTATATATAAGAAAAGAACCAGCGTCACTATCATATATTCTACCTTGGATTATCTCTAACCCAAGCATATTTAAAATCTCATAATAAAGTTGTTCTTCTGTCATAATAGACTCCTTTCGGTTTAATCGCAAAACTATATATTAATGTGTTTCAGGAGGTGTAAATATTGACCAGTGATTTTTATAAAGAAGCAAATACCGATTTTAAGTATCCAGAAATAGGCATTTGCATGGAAAAAACAAATGGACCAAAAGTTAAAATAGCTATACCTATAGCTACTCCTACATTACCATTAGACCAAGCTTATGATAATAAAGAATTAGCTATAAGTGCTAGCAATATAATATCAGATAAAACAGCAATGTATATATCTCCTTGTACTATATCAAATTATATAACTATGACTTTACCTAGTGATATCAAATCATTAGATAAAGGAGATAAAGTTATATTAATATTCATAGGCGGGGATATAAACAAACCATCAATATTAAGGAGGTATGAAGATTAATGTCAGTATTCAATCAAATATCAGAGCCTCAAGAGACTTATACGTTAGATCAATTTATCTCTTTAAAAGATTCAGATAAAGTTACATATCCAAAATATTCAATAATGGAAAGGTCTTTAACTCATCCTGAATTAGTATATGCAATAGATAATGTAATCTATGGATACATGGACGAGTTAAAACAATATAGAAAAATAGTTACAGTTGGCATGGATGATAAAATTAAGTATCAATATAAACCTAAATTATTATCATACGACATATATGGATCAACTGAAGCTTATTTTATCATACTAGCAATGAACGGAATGTGTAATTTGAAAGAATTTACTTTAGATGAAAATAGATTCTTTGCTCTTACTCCTTCCCATCTTGCTATGTTTATGAATGATATATATAATGCCGAGAGAAGACATATTGTATTAAATAGAACCAATCTCGAAATATATGAATCTTAACAATGCAGTAAGGGTATAAGTTGTATTTTGAAATTGGTGTATTTTTAATCCTCTGTGTTATGTTTGGTGTCCAGTAGTGCTGTTACGCACTACTGGAACTTTCTTTTCATTTTAAGACGCAACGTCAAACGTAAAAGGTCTTACCAAATTCTTCGGTTCTTCTTTTATAGAAGAATAACGTGTACTAAATTCATAGATATTCTGATCTTCATCATCTACTGGAATATTATTCACATATCTACTATTATTTGCAGATACATTCGGAATATTAGGTGTTCCAGCATTCAATACAGGAGCAGAATATAAAGTATCTTTAAATACAGGTATAGGAGAATAATAATCTTCAACTAACTTAATTTCATTATTGATATCAAATGGTTGACATACATAATCTCTAAATGTCTTGACACGAGTTTTGATTTCTTTAAATACCATATATTTCTGATTTTCATTATCATACTCATAGTTAATAATACATGCATAATCTACATTATCAAGCATCAACAATGATTCTCCAATATTACTTTTTCCGAGCATTCTTGTTAAATCAGCTTTAGATTTTCCTGAATTTGCATCTATAACTCTGGCACCCTCTCTGTTAAGATGAGAGTTACTTATAACAGGAATATCTTTAAGCATTGCAAATGTTTTAAATTCATTGATTACATCGCCCAACTCTAAACGCACATCTGGATTTTTTAATGTAGATCTAATACGTTTAGCATGGTCTTGTAACAATGCTACTACTTCATATCCTTCGTCCTCTAAATCTTCTACAAGTGTATATAAATAACTTGTGTCTACTGATTTATTTGGAACGAATTTGATAATAATATCTACAGGGGATTCATCTGTTAAATATAATTCTCCCTCAGCTCTTAATTTGTTAATCGCTTCTTGAGGAGAAGATTGTTTTGCAAATTCCTCACCTGTGCAAATTTGAAATAATCTCTGTATAGTCTCAACTACAGTATTCTGTAAATTTCAATATAGACGCAACTCTATATTGCTAGGTCTATTCCTAGTCACCTCCATTACAGAGCGTGCATAGATCATTTGTTCATCCTATATACTTATATAGGAGCTGTATTTTTCTTCCTCCATTAGCTTGAGGTTCTACATTAAGGCTTTCGCCGCCCTCGTCAAGGGCTGATCGTTGAACGTATATCGTAAACAAAAGGTCTTTCTAATCTTTTTACAACATAACCAGCATACGGTCCCTTTGATAATTCAGTTCCGTTTTTTACCATGCCAGTCACATAACTTCTACTTGTGGTATTATATTCAATTTTTTCTAATACACTATCTATACCATGGCACTTGATGATATCACTCTCTCCATCAAATAGTATATAATCTTTTCTTCTGTCACAACACAATCCATCAAGATGAGCCTGAATCGTATTTTCTTGGGCCGTACCCCACATTAAATTTTCAGCTCTACAGTCAAGTTTATTGTTATTTTTATGCATAACCATAGGTTTATTTTCTGGATTAGGAACAAAATGTTCTGCTACCAATCTATGAATATTAAATTTTTGATGATCTGTTGGACTTTTGCATAATACTACAAATTTATATCCACTCCTAATACCAGGAGATAATATTTTTCCGGTTATTTTACTTATTACATACCCATCACTACTGATAGAATATAAATCTTCATAACCACATATATCTTTAATCATATTCATTCTCCTTTCATAATACACTTTTAATGTAAGTGTATATTATTTTTATTTACGATATTTCGCTGCTAAACTAAGGCTTGTTATCGATAACTTAGGACCTTCTGAATAAGGCTTTTATTTCACCATATTATCATCCAGACAACTTTTTTCTGCTTTCGCAACCATCACGCTCATCCTTACGGATCACGTTGTGGTGTGTCTGGCTCTTGACCTTTATATCTTAGCAATTAACACAGGGAAACTCACCTATTACTAGATAAGCTGAGAATGACTAAAAAGTCCCTCCATAGTTACATACAAAACACATGGACGTTTTGTAGGATCCTTTGGTTTGAATCCTTTGTTATATTTCTTTAATTGATATGCTAAATTAACAAGAGTCATACTTTTTCCAACACCAGTGATACCTAATAATAAATATACACGAGTATTTTCAAATCCTCCCCCTATTAACTGATTAAAACCTTGCATACCTGTAATAAGTTTTCTATAACTAGATGTAACTTCTTGCCATGCATCTGTCATAACAGATTCCATAACTTCTGGAGTTAAACTAAAAGCTCTTTCTGTACTTGATTCTACTTTAGCTTTTCTAAATAAAGTATTTAACTCAGAAGTCGCTGCTTCTATTTCTGATGATATTTCTGACACACTACGATAATCTGCATTTTTAAATCTCTGCCATAATTCTATCATAGGATCAACACGTTCATATATAAATGCATATTTTATAGCAGATGAAACAGTTTCATTTATCCAATCTATCTCTGCATTTGACATATCTTTGAAATCTGATATATCTATAATATCGTTATCCAAGATACCTCCATTTATGTATTTCAAGATCATAATACGATCTTGAAGATTTCTTTCTAACCTTGCTTCTAATCCTTTCTTAATAAAAAGAATTCTTTTATATCTTTCTTGATCTGAAATATATTTTTCCATATCAAGCATTTCTATTAAGTTTCTAAGATTTATATACTGAAGTCTTCTTACATTTCTATTCTCCGAAATAACAAAGTTGCACAGTAAGTCTAAAGAAGACAAATCAAAATTCAATGGTATTTTTCTTTTATTTTTTACATATGTTTTTCCTTGCCCATATGCTCTCTGTCTGTTAGTTATAATCATAATCACTATACCTTCTTTCAATTCTATTATTAAAAAGTTGACTAGATTATAAAAACATAATTGAACGATAATGCGTAATTGTACCAGAATAGGGGCAATTAGAGTAATATATATTATAGTTATATATTATTAAACTGAAATAAAATAATACTTTAAGAGGAGGAAATTATTATGAAAAATGTAACTGTAACATTTTTTAAAAATAACGAGAAAGGAGATAATATCTATAATGGTATATTTAGATTAGATCATGATGATAATGGTACTATTACACCAAGCTTCAATGACGTGACAATAGATAACACATATGATGAAAATGGAAATCTTGTTAGAGAAAAATGCACTAGACCGGATGGAATTATTACTCGCGATACATTATATAAATATAATGCAAAAAAGGAACTCGTAGAAGCTAATTTTACAGATCTAGATCTTATCGTTAATTGCGAATATGATGAAAAAGGAAACTGTATTAATAAATACAGTAATCAAGGAGATCATGACATTAATGAGTATGATGAAAAAGGAAGAATCATTAGATGTACAGATGTAAATGGAGATGTAACTAAATATGAATATGATGATGAAAATAATATCGTAAGAACATTGCTGCCCGATGGACGTATCGATGAGTCTGCTCGTGATGAGAACGGTAGATGGATTTACGGAAAAATAGACGGTGAGCTTTTTTTCGAAAATAAATATTTTGATGGTATCAAAATTAGCACTAGCCAAATAGCTGTTAATGTAGACATTGATATGGATAAGCATCAATGGTTATTTGATTTATTAAAACAAATTATATCATAAGGGGGTATAATAATGAAAAATGTAACTGTAACATTTTTTAAAAATAACGATAAAGGAGATTCTATATACCACAAATCAGTAATAATACAATTAGATAGTGATAACCCTATTTCGCTAATACGCACACCATCTGCTAATATTTTTATAAAAACAATTACAGAAACTTACTTTTCTAATTATTATGATAACGATGATAAGCTTGTTAAAATTGAAGTGACTGGCGAAGATAAATCAGACATACGATGCACAGATTATTACCGTTATGACGGAAATAATCTAATAGAAAAAAGTAATTCTTTAGATAGCTGTATTGAAATATTTAAAGATTTTAAAAATGGAAAACCATATACGCACATAATCAAGATAGAAGATGAAGAGAATGAGCCTGATATAGAAGTTATATATACGTATGGTGATAATGGTAGAATAAAAACAGCATATGTAGAGTACTATCAGAGATTATACGAATACGAATATTTAGATGGTATTACAAAAATATCATGCAACCAATGTGACGAACATGTCTATGAAATAGATATAGATAAACATCCGGGATTATTTGCGTTAATATAATAAAAAAATAATAGATATAGGAGGAAAAATAATAATGAAAGGTGTAAAGATAAAACTTATACGAAAAGATGATAAAGGAAGGGTAATAGAAGAAAAAACCGTTTTAACAAATACCGATACTAAGGAGCAAACTTATACTCAAATCCATACGGAATACAATAAAAAAGATCAAAAAATAAAAGTAACCAAAATTAAAAACGGGAAACTAAGCAGAGCGATGCGATATAATTATGATGATAACGGCAATCTGTCTGAAAAATTTACTGAAACTAAGCATCATCATATTCATAAAAAATATGAATATGATGAATCTGGAAATATGATAGAAACTAATGCAATTAGTGGAACTATAACCAAATACTTGTACGATGATCATAAAAATATAATACAAATTATCCACTCCAATGGAAGTATATCAATATTGAATAGGGATGATAATGGAAATCTTTTATCTCATGTCATAGATGGAAAAGAAATAGACCGATATGAATATGATGATAAAGGAAGAGTAATAAAAATTACAAGTCCAGATGTTACCGGTGATATGAAGTTTAGTTATTTTCCAGGCATATGCATTATCAAAGATTGTAGAGATGGAGATGATGTAACTACTTACGAAATTTGTTTAAACATATTTCCAGAATCTGATATTATATTATAAAAAATAATAATAGAAGGTGTTCATATGAACACCTTCTATTATTTTTTGATTATTTCTACGTTACTGGTAAAAATAAACCTGTATACAAACTATTTAGTAATCTTTAGTATAATCTATAAAAAATAAACACAATCTATACCGTATTTCTAATCACTAAAATCCCCTAAGAGATCTAAGTCTCTTAGGGGATACTTTTTCTTAAAAAGAACTTTTATATTTAGTTACAACTAAAAACCCAAAATTATCAAAACAGAAACAAAGATTATACTTATTACCAAGTGAAAATGTTACCCATTTGGAGCCATCGACCCTAAATTTATTTTTTATCTTATTATTATCGATATTCAAATAGTTCTTTTTTCTGTCCTTAGTTAATAACCTAGAATGAATAGTAACGCTATGATTATGATAAGTATTTACTATAGTTCTTATTATATCATATGCCTCTTTATCCATCATAATAGCAGTTATGAAAATATGAACTCTAGATACAAATGGATCTTCATTAACCTCTTTGTACAGATCGCTAAATTCTTTAAATAAAAATCTACTGGCAATCATTTCATCAATAGCAATAATACGCACATTATTAACTTTGTAAAGTTTCATATATCTAATACACCTCCCGTTTATATTTTTCTATCCTAAGATCATTTTTAAATTTTCTTACAGATACAAAACCATTGTCTGCTGTAGCAAACTCCTGAGCCCATAGCGTATCAGCATTAGGAATTTTAGTATGGTCACATATGCTGTGAATATAAACTTTGCTTGTTTTTATATATTCAGATAGTTCTTTAATCATATCGATCAATTTCTCTAAAGAACTATCTTTCAATATATCCTTTTCATCTACAATGAAATGTATTTTGTAAAGACCTTCCATTACATCATCCATACATAATACATTTCTAAAATCTAAATAGCTCATTAAATCATTAGGTTTATAGTTAACAACATCATCAACTCCAATTGTAACTAAACCAACATTTTTAGCAAATCTCACTTCCATTTTTATTCCCTCCATATTATACTTCTTTTAAAGCGTCTATGATATCGTCTGCAGTAACAATGATATCAGATTGATTGTCATTGATAAATCGAGCAAATATTTCATAAGTGCTCATAGACTTATCGAATAGATAACTATACTTATCATACATTGCAGTGGTCTGTTGATCAAAAGATTTCTCATCAGGAGACATTTCTTTATCAAACTTAAATTTCACTGTTTTATCAGTACGATAATATTCTTTAATTATATTTAAAGCATCTTGTGTATCATAATTTGATACACATTTTAATCTTATATAATCAATACCTTCCTTTTCACGAAGATCGTTTATATAAGATATAACCTTCTGAGGATCTGTCATAATAATATCATCTATAGATATAGTATCATATCTAAAAGAATGAACCGGTTCTTTATGGATATAATAGTATCTAGTATCCATATCATATAAAACTAATTGAAATCCTTTGGTTTCTTCTTCTCCGAAATTCCAGCGAATAGGTGACCCATTATAGTAACAAAATCCATGAACAGCTGGGCCAGTGTGAACATGACCTGCCACAACAGGACCCATACAGCAGCTAAAATCAGAAGGACTGAATATTTTACTCTCTCCCATTTTGTTATCATATATTGCTCCTTCTATCGAACCGTGCATAAATACCATATCATATGCACCTGATTCGTATAACACTTTAGAGTATTCATCATCAGTTACATTGTATAATTCTGGAATACATAACACTCTGCATCCATTTATATATTGAAATTGTATTGTTTCTACAATACGAAGATCAACTTCTTTATCTTCTAGATATGGATAAAATAATCTGAGCTGATCGGCATCATGATTCTTAGTTCCTAAGATTAAAATAAGAACAGTATGAATCCCACGTTTAGCGTTATTTTTACATACATTATACAACTCTTTAAAAAAAAGATTAGCATATAATGTAGTATCAGTGTTTGACATAAATAACCTATCAAAGAAATCTCCATCTATAGATATGCAATCTAATGGTAAATCTTTGATTCTATCTATAAATTGCTCTTTAAGAATATTAAATTCCACTTTGGGATCTATCTTCCCAAAGTGTAAATCTGATATATGGGCCTGCATAGAGATACCACGTTTAGTGGTATACTCTAAGTTAATATTACTCAGCGAAGTAGTGTAGTGGAACGGTCTCATGAATATCCTCCTTTAATTCTAAACACCACATAGATCTCATCTTAATACAATACCACATAAAATCCTTAATAGTATTGAATAATTCTGGTGTAGATCTTGGTGTTAATAATTTATAACGAAATAATTTAGCAGTATACTCCCTCTTAAAATTTGTACACGTATCATATCTATACACTTTTATAGCATTTTCATTCAATATGATTACATACTTAATTCTTCTGTCTGAATTAGCATCATCCATAACCATAAAAGAGAGTTCATATTCACCATCCATTAACGGAGCTGTTTCGATATGACTCATTAAACGATGTCTATTTACAATGACACCTTCTGTTTGTTCGTCAAAGAACATAAAGAATTTTCTTTCATTGGTATACCAGCCAAAGAAATTCTTAATCTGTTCTGGTGTCAGTTTATCAATACTATTAAGAAATTTCATAACTTCATAAATCTTGATATGGTTGTCTCTAAGTTCTAAAGTTTCTGCAATCTGTTTCTTCACAATTTCTAAAATTCTCATGTTTATCTTCCTCTCATGTAATCTATAATGACATCTATCATTATTCCGTAACAAAATTCACCATAACCTTGAGCGTTATTAATTTTTAATACATCGAATGAAATTTCCTTATTTTCTTCTCGCTTGTCAGTTATGTATATCAGTTCATCTAAAGGAGATCTGGTTTCTACTATAACCATCTCTTCACCTTTTTTAAATTTGATAGTATAAGTGTCTATGATGCTTTTCACTTCTAATCTATCATCTTTTATATTCATTGCAAATGCTGCAAATGAATATATGTCTTTTTTTCGTATGAGTGTAACATATTTTTTTGATTTCTTAAGCATCTTACACATTGAATTACAATGAATGATATATGCAAGTTTGCTCAATATATCCCTCTTCTTGAGATCATCTTTTAATGATCGTACTTCAAGAATCTGTTGATATGGTAATTCCATCATATCAATCCTCCTTTCTTTTGTATTCATAATTATAATATATAATTATAAAATCCTCTAATAACGCAATCCAAAAATATCTTTAGATCTTGTTTCTATATAGAATCTATTATAATATGAATATACCAATGACATGAAAAATCGTTCACAATCATTAATATATTGAATATTTTGTATGAGAGTTAAATCGATAACTTGTTCTTCGAAACAAACTACTTCTTTATTTAATTTTAGAATAAGTATACCATCAACAGTAATTCCATATTCAGTATATAAACTTCTTCTATATGCAGCTGTTTGAAGATGATATTTGTAAGAGAAATGATTGCTTGTTTTGAAATCTATCAGAAATTTCCTTCCATCTATTTTTAATAGCATATCTAAAGTGCCACCATAGTATTTACATACAAGTGGCTGCTCTTGCATTAATACTTCTATATTATGAGTAGATATGATATCCCACCATTCTTTAAAAGACATAAACGCGTTTTTCATTTTATATTTATCTGAAATATTATCTACATCTGAAAAAGTTTCTACATATCCAGTAGAAACATATTTTTCAATAGCATCATGAACTCTGGTTCCAATATTTGCAGAATTTTCACTGAATTTATTGTGGTCCATATGTTTTACACGACCTATATAATTAGCCCAGTTCATCAGTCCATCTGAATGAATCATTTCTTTTAAAATAGAAGTCACTCTAGGAACTTTTGAACCAAAATAAGAATAAGGAGATTCAGTTATATCGGTATTATCGAGAAGACGATTCATCTCTGTAATCAGAGATGAATCATTTATAGCATTATAAATAAATGGTTTCATTAATTATTTTCTCCCAAGTATTTTATTAAACAACCTAGAGAAGAACGATGGATTTTTGCTATTATTATAAGCTAAATCTGTATCAGTATATCCAAGCTCTTCTTCAGTGTAATTGTTCTTATAATAATCTTCTCGATCATACCCATAAGGTCTAACTGTACTACCAAGGAAGTATGCAGCATAGAAATCTTCCTGAAGCTCTCCCAATACACCTACCTTTAACGTAAGAATTCCGAACGAAGATTCGTCCTCATCATCGTATACTCCAAACTGCAATCTTGACTGTTTCTCTACCAAGTTCTGCTCAATCATTTGATCTAACAGTTCGATTGCCATATTTGCTAACGGTAAATCATCAAATATGAAAATGTTGTATGCATTATTTTCATGATCGATAACAATTTCACCAATATGTAAATTGTCGCTCTTATAATCGGTAATATAGATATTATCTATCATATCGGTGACCAATGCAAAGTATAAAGGAATTTTTCCTTTTAACAACATTTTTGCTCCTTTCAATTCTTGGATATCTGTTTCATTCATCGGAATATTGTAATAAAACATAATTAAAATTTCCTCCTTATTTTTCTTTATTTAAAAGTTACAGACCTAATAAATTTACATAGTTTAACATCAATGTAAATATACGGAAATAGGAGGAATTAGATATGAAAGCATCTATTAAAACCTATGATAGTTCTTTCCTCTACGGTAAAGCTAACTATGGAAAAGGACTTTATGAGTATATCATAAAGTCAGAAAGAATCGACAAAAACGATCCGAGTTTTGATGACGTAAGATATATGGTTAAGAAAAACCAAGTCACATCTTGTTTAGGTCTATTATTAGATCGAAAATCTATTGTTCTTATGATGCCAAGCAAGCCTCAATCAAGAGCATTTAAAGTTTTGGCGGCTAAAGATGTAAAAGAAGACAAAAGCACAAAAGTATTCATTGATGTTTCTGATATCATCAGTTTCAGAGATGGAAAATATACAATCAAAAATGCAGATATTGATAAATTGATTTCATATCTCGCATGTGCATTAAATACTTTGATCTATCACACAGATCCTAGTATTATCATGAATAACAATTCTCTTATAGTATCATCTACAGAAGCATTTGCTAAAATGTGTACAAATATCATTGACTATATGAGAATAGGTGGAGTTGATAATATCAGAGCTAAAATGTTATATATTAGCTCAGTGTATTATCAAGTAGGAATCTTATTAAAAGATGATAATGATTCTGTTGAACAAAAAGCTCTTAAGATATCTAAATTATCTAAAAGAGAAGCAGAGATGATTAGAGTGCAAGCTCCAGCATCATCTTTTGAAAATATTAATTCATTTGTAGAATGTATAGCTAAAATTTTAAGGGTAGAAGATGCACTTAAGATAGATAACTTCATCGACAAATGGATCTTTTTATATGGAACTGGAACTCAATTCGCAACTGAGATCTATACAGCATTTGCTAATACTATTATTAACGCATATGTAGGCGCATATCTTAATAACCAAAAGCAAATCGAAAAGATAGCAGGAAGCAGCATGGTTGAGTTTTGTAATACTTTATTCAGAATTGGAGGAGACTTATTGTAATGGCGGTTTCAGTACAAGATATCGCTGGATTGAAAAATAAAAAGATATATGAAACCTCTAACGAAAAAGTAGTATTAAGTAAAGACTTTGACAAAATTATTCATAGCCCACAGTACACAGTACTGGGGTTTATGAATGGTTATATGTATGCTAGTACTGGATTATATCTGGTAAAAAATACTATAGACGGAGAGTCTATAGCAGAAATTAAGCTAGAAGTTGAACATGCAACTTTCCACGAAGGCAGCAAATACTTCTATGCTTATATCGAAAATACTGTGTATAAGATAACACAGAATATGGAGATTGAATGGTCTAAGAGTTTCGAAGATAATATTCAATCTATCATAATGGACGTTAAAGGTGCACTATACATTGTTTTTGAATCCAGTAGGGATATAAGAAAATTTTTAGATAATGGAGATGAAATCTCTATTATCGACGGATCTGACGATCCGACAAAATATGTTAAAATATACAACTGTTTTATATCTAAAGGAGCTGGATGGTTATATGTTATAGGAACAGAATATTGGGATTATAATGATAAAGCCAGAAGTTTCATTGATAAGTACAATGTACGTACTTGGGAAAAAATAGATAGACAGATAATAGCATATGGTGAAAATATAGATAGAGATGATCCTCAATATATGTATGATACATTTTCAGTTGTTGGTGATTATATTTATATCTATGCAATGCAGTTTATCTCGAAGATAAATATAAAAGCAGTAGAATATTGGAGATATATCGGAGGATATAATCCATCTACTGATACTTTTGATAAAGTAGCTCATATAGAATTTAGTGATAATCCAAAAAATGAATATCTCTATTTTGCTGAAGATTTATATAGTTCTAACGGACATAGTTTTGGTAAAATGGGATTAAACGGGAAGACCATATGGAAAATAACTATGACTGATAGTGTAGATGAAATTGATTTCAAAATATGCGTATATCGAAATAGAATCTATA